CAACAGATATTGGAGAAGCTATTGTAGACGCTGATTTATTTATTGTAGATAATGGAGCAGGTGGAACTAACAGAAAGGTAGCTGCTTCAAGAATAGTAACATATATAGACGCAAATTCGAGTGCCGCATCAGTGGGAAAAGCTATTGCAATGGCGATCGTATTCGGTTAAAAAGGAGATAATATGGCAACACCAAATATAGTAAACGTAGCAACAATTACTGCTAATAATGCAGCAGCTAAATTGACAGGCACATCAAGAACAGAAGCAATTGATGTTCCAGATAATAAAGTAGCAAAAATAAATACAATCTTAGTTGCAAATGTTGATGGCTCAAACGCTGCTGATATAACAATTGAAGTTAGTATAGATAATGGATCTAACTATGTTGATCTTGCAAAAACTATTTCAGTTCCAGCAGATGCAACATTAAGTTTTTTAGAAAATCCAATTTATTTAGATGAAACAGACTTATTATATTTTACAGCTTCAGCTGCAAATGATTTAAGTTACTTTGTATCATACGAACTATTAGACGACGCGTAGGAGGTTTTATAGGCTATGGCAAATGGCGGAATTATAGGACCAAATTTTAGTTTTACTGCAGCAGTATGTGCAAGAGTAGCAACATTTAATTCATCAGGAACTTACACAGCTCAAATTACAGGCAATGTAGATTATTTAGTAGTTGCTGGTGGTGGCGGTGGTGGTTTTCGTTTAAATGGTGGTGGCGGTGCAGGAGGTTATCGTGCATCTGGATTTGGACCTAGTCCTTTACGAGGTAGTGCTGTGCCAGTAGTAAAATGCACAGGATACACAATTACAGTTGGTGCTGGTGGAGCTGCTGGAGGACCTGGACCTGAAACAGGTGGTAAAGGAAGTAATTCAGTTTTTAATTATGCAGGATGCAATACTATAACATCTGCTGGTGGTGGTGCTGGTTCTCCAGCTAGTTCACCTTTAGCACAAGGAGGATCTGGTGCTGGTACAAAAACATCAGTAGGACCTGTTCCAAGAGCAGGTAATACTCCTCCAACAGATCCACCTCAAGGTAATGATGGTGGTACAGGTATTGATTCAGGTTCTGATAAAGCCTCTGGTTCTGGTGGCGGTGCAACAGCCGCTGGTGGATCAGCAACTTCTCCTATGAACCCAGCTCCTGCAAGAGCAGGTGGAGCAGGTGCTCCAAACACAATTTCAGGTTCAGATGTAACCTACGCTGGTGGTGGCGGTGGAGGAAACGAATGTCAACCCGTAACACCAGGTGGTGCAGGTGGTGGTGGAAATGGCGGAACGTGTACAGGCACTACAGCTACAACAGCTGGCTCATCAAACACTGGTGGTGGCGGTGGTGGCGGTGGTTGTGGATCAGCTCCTTCAGGAGTTCATAATGGTGCTGCTGGTGGTTCAGGAATAGTTATTATAAAAGAACCTGCTAGTCCAAAAGGAGCACCTGGTTTATGGACTTTAAATGAAGTATATGATTATGTAAAACAAGGAGAATGGAGTTTTTAATAAAAATTGACTATTTAAAACAAATATTTTAATATATTAAAGGAAAAAATTATGGCACATTTTGCAGAATTAGAATCAAAAACAGATCCAACAGGTTTTACATCAGATACACATCTGGTTGTAAAAAGAGTTGTTGTTGTAGGTAATGATGTAGAAGCTAATGGTGGTAAATTAGAAGATAATGATATGCATGTTGATGGTGAAACATGGTGTGTAAATTTTTTTGGTGGTGGAACTTGGAAACAAACTTCCTATAACAATAATTTTAGAAAACAATATGCAGGTATAGGTTATGTCTATAATGCATCAAAAAATAAATTTTTAACACCTCAACCTTATGCTTCATGGGCTTTAGATGGTAGTGATGATTGGAAAGCACCAGTTACTTATCCAGCTGGAGATCAATCAGATTATTCAATAACTTGGGATGAAGATAATTTAAGATGGTTAGGAACTAAAAAATCAGACAATTCAAATTACAGATGGGACGCGGATAATACTCAATGGGTATCCGTGTAAGGGTACTCTATGGCTAGAACAAACGGCGGTATAATTGGTATAAAAAATACCGCATCTTTTGGAAAATGCACTGTTACTACTAGAACATCAACAGGAAATGTAACTACACAACCCGGAACTAAAGTAGTTGATGCTTTTGTAGTTGGTGGTGGTGGATCAGGAGCTTCTGATAGAGGAGGTGGAGGTGGTGCAGGTGGTGTTAGAACAATTTTTAATATACCAGTTTCTGGTAATACAGCTACTCCTATAACTATTGGTGGTGGAGGTGCAGCAGTACCAGGACCAGGAACAAATGGAAATGTAGGAAATGTTTCCAACATAGTTAGTTCTTGTTTTCAATCAGCAGGTGGAGGTGCAGGGGTTTATGCAGCGTGCACTCCTTCAGCTGTAAAAGATGGTGGATCAGGTGGTGGAGGTTTAGCATGTAAACCAGGTGGTCAAGGTAACGTGCCTCCCGTATCACCTTCTCAAGGAAATCCAGGAGGTGGTTTTCCATCAGGAAGTTCGCCAAAAAGTTATGGTGGTGGTGGAGCAGGTGCTGCTGGTGGATGTGCATGTCGACCCGCAGGTGGCGCTGGAGGTGCAGGAGTTTGTGTTCCAGCTAGTTTTCCCTCTCCTATTTCTGCAGTTGGTGGTGGAGGTGGTGCTGGTAGTGATGCTGATGGAGATGCTGCTGGAGCTGGTGGAGCTGGCGGTGGTGGAGCTGGTGGAGCAAGACCTGGTGGAACAGGTCAAGCAGGAACTGCAGGAACAAATAATACTGGTGGTGGAGGTGGATCATCAGGTGGTGGACCAGCTAATGCTAATTCAGGTGCTGGTGGACCTGGTGTAGTAATAGTAAGAGAATTAACAAAAGCAAGTGGTGTATGGAATTTAAAAACACATATGTCTGCATTAACAGCAGGAGCATGTGGTGCAACAACATGGCCTTATCTTATTCATTACGATGTAGATTATATGGTTGTTGCTGGTGGTGGTTCTGCTGGCGCAAAAAGAGGTGGTGGCGGCGGTGGTGGCGGTTTTAGAGAATCAGGTGGAACAGCAACAGGATGTTATACAGTTTCTCCACTTGGCTCAGGTGTATCTCCATTAAATATTGCAGTTGGTTGTCATTCAATTACAGTCGGAGCTGGTGGTGCTCAAACAAGTGATGACGCAAGTAATAATGGTTCTAATTCAGTTTTCGATAGTATCACAGCTGCTGGTGGTGGTGGCGGTGGTGGTTGTGGATCACAAAGTCCCGGTCAAGCTGGAGGTTCTGGTGGTGGAGGTGGAAATGGTGATGATTCAGCATTTCCAGGAGGAGCGGGAAATACTCCTCCAGTAAGTCCTTCCCAAGGTAATGCAGGTGGTGATGGAAGAAGAAGATCTGGTGGTGGCGGTGGTGGAGCCGGAGCTGCTGGTCAAGACGCACCAAGTTCTCCTGCAAGTCCTTCTCCTACAGGACCTTCTGGAAAAGGTGGAGATGGTGGAGCAGGTGCAGGAACAGCAATTAATCCAGCCTCTCCTATTGGAACTCCAGGACCATGTGGTTCTTTAAGATACTTTGCTGGTGGTGGCGGTGGTGGAGCTCAATACGTTGCAGCAGGTAGTGGTGCAAATGGTGGAGGTAATGGTAGCCAAGGACAAGGTGGAAGCCCTAGTAATACAGCAGGTACAGCTAACACTGGTGGTGGAGGTGGTGGTGACCATGATAATAATCCAGCCACTGGAAAAGCTGGAGGTAGTGGTATTGTAATTGTAAGAGTACCAGCTTGTGCGACAATATCGGTTTCTCCTGGTTGTAATTCAACATCTTCTGTTCCGGGTGGTCAAAAAATTGCAACATTTAAAGTTTCTGGAACATTGACTTTAAGTTAATAATAAAATATATTATTTTTTGTGGTACAAGAAAGTTTATGAATTTAACTAATTATTATTGGTATTTTAAATCAGCAATTCCTCTAAGAATTTGCGACGATATTGTTCGTTATGGAAAACAATTACAAGATCAAATTGCTGTTACTGGTGGATATAATCCTAAAAAATTAAATAATAAACAGATTAAAGATTTAAAAAAGAAAAGAAATTCAAATGTTGTTTGGATGGATGATCGTTGGATTTATAAAGAAATACAACCTTATATTCAAAAAGCAAATCAAAATGCTGGTTGGAATTTTCAATGGGATTTTTCTGAATCTTGTCAATTTACTAAATATAATAAAGGACAATATTATGATTGGCACTCTGATAGTTGGGATCAACCTTATAATAAACCAAATGATCCTAACTCAAATGGTAAAATAAGAAAATTATCTGTAACTGTTTCTTTATCAGAAGGTAAGAAAGATTATACAGGAGGAGAATTAGAATTTGATTATAGAAATTTAGATCCTGATAAACCTAGAAAACCTGTTAAATGTAAAGAAATATTACCAAAAGGATCTTTAGTTGTGTTTCCATCAGATGTTTGGCACAGAGTGTGTCCAGTTAAAAAAGGATCAAGATATAGTTTAGTAATATGGAATTTAGGATGGCCTTTTAAATGAAAAAAGAAAAAATATTTCCTAAAGAACTAGCAAGAGAAGATTATTTTAAATGCCCCATTTGGTTTGCAGATGAACCTGCGTTTGTAAATAAATTAAATAAAGCATCTGATAAATATATTAAACAATCTAAAAAAAATTTAAAAAAAGATATTAATAAAAGAAATAAAAAATTTGGTAATAAAGGAGACATGGGTAATGTATTTCACTCTAGCACTTTAATAGGAGATCCTAATTTTTTAGAATTACAAAATTATGTAGGAGCAACATCCCATAACTTATTATTAGAAATGGGTTTTGATTTAAGTCAACACCAAGTATTTATTACAGAAATGTGGGTGCAAGAGTTTGCTAAAAATGGAGGAGGTCATCATACTTTACACACTCATTGGAATGGACATATTTCTGGTTTTTATTTTTTAAAAGCTAGTGAAAAAACTTCAAGACCTATATTTGAAGATCCAAGACCAGGTAATCTAATGAATCTTTTACCTCAAAAAGATACAAATAAAATAACTTATGCAAGTCATCAAATAAACTATGATGTAAAACCAGGTAGATTAATATTTTTTCCTTCTTATATGCCGCATCAATATGTAGTAGATATGGGATATGAACCATTTAGATTTATACATTGGAATTGTCAAGCAATTCCAAAAGGAGTATTAAATGCAAAATAAAGATATGAAAAAAGCTGTAATTAAAACTATATTAGATTCAACTCCTTTAAAAAATAAACCAAATTTTATAGATAATTTTATAAAATCTAAAATGCAATTGAAAGGAAAAAATGTCATTAAAAAAATCGGCGTTTCAAAAAAATAAATATTCTATTTTAAAAAATGCTATTTCACCAGAGTTAGCAAATTTTGTTTATCAATATTTTTTAAATAAAAGAAACGTAGCAAGTTTTTTATTTAATCAAAGATATATATCACCTTTTACAGAATATTTTGGAATATGGCATGATCATCAAGTTCCAAACACTTATTCACATTATTCAGATATTGCAATGGAAACTTTATTACAACAAGTAAAACCTACTATGGAAAAACATACAGGATTAAAATTATCCGAAACATATTCTTATGCTAGAATATATAAAAAAGGGGATATATTAGCTAGACACAAAGATAGATATTCTTGTGAAATATCTACGACATTAAATTTAGGTGGTGATCCATGGCCTATTTATTTAGATCCAACAGGTAATAAAGGTCAAGCTGGTATTAAAATAGAATTAAAACCAGGGGATATGTTAATTTATTCTGGTTGTGATTTAGAACATTGGAGAGAAGAGTTTACTGGTAAAGATTGTGGACAAGTATTTTTACATTATAACAAAGCTAATTCTAAAATAGCAAAAGAAAACCAATACGATAAAAGACCATTTTTAGGGTTGCCTGCATGGTATAAAGGCTTTAAAATATCTAAATAATATTGTATATAATAATATGGCGGGAGATTCCACCACACCATCTCCTGCCTTATTATTAAGGATTTTTTATGCTACAAAAGGTAAAATTTGCACCAGGTTTTAATAAACAGGTCACATCAACAGGCGGCGAGAGTCAATGGGTTTCAGGGGACAATGTTCGTTTTAGATATGGATCACCTGAAAAAATAGGGGGTTGGTCACAATTAGGTTCTATTGAATTAACAGGTCGTAACACAGCTATTCATCATTTTGTTAATGCATCAGGTATTAAGTATGCAGCTCTTGGAACTAATAGAATATTGTATGTTTATTCTGGTGGTATTTTTTATGACATACATCCAATTAAAGCTACAACAACTTTAACAAGTGCCTTTACTACAACAAATGGGTCATCAACTGTAACATTAACATTTTCGTCGGCACATAATATAAATCAATTTGATATTATATTATTAGATAATTTTTCATCTATAACTAATTCTAATTTTAATTCACAAAATTTTGATGATAATAAATTTATGGTTCAATCGATACCAACTTCAACAACTCTTACTATAGATGTTGGGTCTAATGAATCTGGATCAGGTGCATCTACATCTGGTGGTATTAGAGTTAGACATTACTATCCTGTTGGACCAGCAGTAGAAGTTGCATCTACTGGATTTGGACTTGGTCCTTGGAGTGGTTTTAAAACAGGACAATTTACATCAACATTATCATCATCAATAAATACATCTGTAACTTCTTTAACAATGGCTAGCTCAAGTTCATTTCCATCTTCTGGAACTGTTTTAATAGACAGTGAATTAATAACATACACTGGTAATAGTGGTGGAACTTTATCTGGATTAACTAGAGGCGCATCAGGCACAACAGCAGCATCACATAGTTCTGGTGCAACTGTAACAGACGCATCTAACTTTTTTGCATGGAATGCTGCAGCTTCAGGAGACGTAATAACAGCTCCTGGACTTTGGTCACTAGATAATTTTGGTAATAAATTAATTGCAACAATAAACGGCGGTGAAAGTTTTGAATGGGATTCAAATGGTTCTGTGTCAACAAGAGCTAGTATTATAACAAGTGCACCAACTGCATCTGCGTTTAGTATAGTATCTACTCCAGACAGACACTTAGTATTTTTTGGAACAGAAACAACTGTTGGTACATCTTCTACACAAGATCCTATGTTTATAAGATTTTCATCTCAAGAAGATATTAACACGTACACACCATCAGCAACTAATACTGCAGGCACTCAAAGACTAGCAGATGGATCTAAAATAGTTGGAGCTCTTAGAGGTAGAGATGCAATTTATATTTGGACTGATACAGCATTATTTATTATGAGATTTGTTGGTCCACCGTTTACTTTTTCATTTCAACAAGTTGGTACTAACTGTGGATTAATAGGACAGAACGCAGCTGTAGAAGTTGATGGTACAGCTTACTGGATGTCAGAGAATGGTTTTTTTAGATATACTGGTAAACTAGAATCATTGCCATGTTTAGTTGAAGACTTTGTTTATGATGATATTAATACAATTCCTAAACAACATATTAATGCTGGATTAAATAATTTATTTGGTGAAATAATATGGTTTTATCCAAACTCAGGTTCAGGAACAGTTAATAGAATGGTTGCATATAATTATCTAGACTCAAGTCCTGAGCGACCTGTGTGGACTACAGGAACATTAGCTAGAACTGCGTGGCAAGATTCTGCTGTCTTTGGGTTACCACATGCAACAGAATACGATGAAGATGGTACAACTGCAACCACAGATACTAATTATATTTTTGGTAATCAAGATGGTACATCAACATACTATGAGCATGAAACAGGGTTAAACCAAGTTAAAGAAGGTGCAACAACTGCGATTACTGCAAATATTGAATCAGGTGATTTTGATATTGGTCAACAAGGGCTTGCTGGAGACGGAGAGTTTATGATGAAAATAAGAAGAGTAATACCTGACTTTTTATCACAAACTGGTGATGCAAGAGTTACATTAAATTTAAGAGATTTTCCAAATGATACAGCAGCTAGCTCAACGCTTGGTCCGTTTACGGTAACAAGTGGTACACAAAAGATTGATACACGAGCTAGAGCTAGATCAATATCATTAAAAATAGATAACACAAGTACAAGTCAGTTTTGGAAAGTAGGGACTTTTAGAATAGACTATCAACCAGATGGTAGAAGATAATGGCAAGAATAGTGCAAGCATTAACACAACCTAATAAAGAATATGATCAACAAATACAACAGTCTTTTGTAAGAGATGTAGATAGTATTGTACAAAAATTAAATACTACTTATCAACAAGATTTAAAAGACGAATCAGAAGTGGAGGCTTTTTTCTTTGGCTAATTCATTTGTAAATAAAAAAGCAGATTTAACTAGCAATAGTGCAACAACACTATATACAGTGCCATCAGCTACAACAGCTATAATTAAATCTATATTGGTATCAGAGGATTCTGGAAATGCTGATACTATAACAGTTACTATAACAGATACATCAGATGCAGTATTTAGTCTTTTTAAAACTAAAGCTATATCTGCTAATGCAACAACAGAATTATTATCAGCTCCTTTAGTATTACAAGAAAGTGAAGTATTAAAAGTGACTGCAGCAACAGCTAATAGACTCCATGTAGTGCTTTCAGCCTTAGAATCTAAGCCTAGAGAGGTTACAACATAGTCTTGATTTACTTGTAAAAAACAAGTATTAATGTAAATTCAGGTGCAATCCCTGCCTTTTTAATATAATAAAACAATTGACATATGATAAACAGAGCAAAAATGCCAAGACAACTGCGTGGAAAAGGTGGGATAACTAATATTACACCTAGAAAAAAATATGGTTTGGGCAGTAAATTAAAAGATAGATTTAGAAAACTTATACCTAATGAACTTGCAAGTGTTGCAGTTAAAGCTGCACCATTCGTTGCACCTTTTAATCCAGCCATTGCTGGATTGATGAGAGGTATTGGTAGGTTTGATCAAAGAGGTAGTATCAGTGATGCACTTAAACAAGGTCTTGCTACAACTGCATTTGGAGCTGGTACAAGATTTTTAGGTGGAGCTGATCAAGTAATGGGTGGTGGATTAAGAGGTGGTTTTACATCTCCGTTAAGTCAAGAGCGAACACAAGCAATAGGTAGTTTATTTGATGAAGGTGGCGGTGGTAAGGAAAAAGCTGCAGAAAAACTTGCAAAAGATAAATCAGGTATTTTGCCAAAAAGTATTTTAGAAAAAACCACTCTGAAAATTCCAGTAGTAAGAGCGTTACCTAAAATTGTACAAGAACAATTATTAGTAGGAACTCTTACAAGTGGAGTGGTTACACTTCTTGAATATTTAAAAGGTAATTTTAGAAAACAAGAACCTGGTGAAACTATAGAAGATTATTTAGCTGCTAGAAGAGAGACAGTAGGTCAACAAATGAGAACTTATATGGATAGTTATTTTAAATTTGACCCAGAGTATTCTGCATTAGATGATGCGGGTAGGGATGCATTTGTTGCAAGATACAATGTAGCTCAAGGTGGAAGAGTTGGGTATGGATTAGGAGATTTAGTTAGAAAAGCTATGTCAACTACTACTAATACTCCAACTGGTATTAGTATGGGTAATACTCTTGCAGAAAACATAGCTCGTAATAAAGCGGCACAAGCAGCGTTTCAACAATCAATTGCACCTGCAAGAGAAAGAGTTAAAGAGCAAATAAGAAAAAGAACACCTGTTCAAGAATACGCAATGGGTGAAGATAGTATACTAGGACCTCTTTCAAAAAAAGCAGCATCTACAATAATGGAAGGTCAAGATAAAAGTCAAGCTGCATTAGACGTTTTAAATAAAACTATGGCACCTACTGGAATTACAGCAACAGATACAGTGCAAGCGCCAACTACAGATAAAGCTCAAATATCAGGAGCCATGGATTCTTTAATTAATGTTAATAGGCCAACCATGGCAGATGTTGCGGGTCCTTCGACTTCAAATAATCTTTTAAGTTTGTTTGAAAGATATAAGGATATACAAACTCCTGTAGGTCCAGATCCAAATAATCCAGACTTTGTAGGAGAAACCGCATTAGGAAATATAGAAAAAGGTATTAAAGATTTTTTACAATCAGATATAGGTTTAAAATATGGTAAAGATATACCATCAGACATTAATGATATCTATGCATCTATAGAGGCACAAAGAAGAGCTTTTTCTCCTGATTTATCACAAAACTATCAAGGAGGTGATTTATATTATTATTTACAAAATTTTTATAGAGATAAATATGGTCTAGGTCCAACAATTTTAAATCCTGGCATGGCAAAAGGCGGTATGCCAACAGGCATTATGAGAACCAATAAAGCTGGAGTTAAAGAAAGAGACTATAGAGATAAAGGTGGTTTTGTACCAGTTGGTATAAAAGAAAAAGCAGATGACGTACCAGCTATGTTATCTAAAAACGAGTTTGTAATGACTGCTGACGCTGTTCGAGGAGCAGGCAACGGGAGCATTGAAAAGGGAGCACAAAGGATGTATGATACAATGAAACGATTAGAAAAGAAAAGAGCATAATGGCAGAAGAAATAAAAACAACTAGAATAGAAAAATTAAATATACCTTTAATACCAGAAATATCTGAAGATCAAAATATCTTAAACGCTTTAATGGGTGATATGGAGGGTAAAGTAGATGATAAAACAAAAGACTTTTATTATAAAACTATAATTCCAAGATTATTTAAAGCTGCACAAACAAATGCAGAAAAAGAAAGATTAAAAATGCTAGCAGATGAATTAGGTGTTGATGCATTTGCAACAGGTGGCAGAGTAGGCTATCAAACAGGCGGTATAACAGAAACAAGAACATTACCACCAGAATACGTAGAAGCATTAGGTAAAACATATGCAGCAGATCTTACAAGACAGGCTGGTATACCTAGTATTACTACAGCAACAGCTCAACAACCAGGTGAGACTGCAGAACAGTTTGCACAAAGACAAGCGCAAGCACAACAGTTTGGTATTACAAGAGCAGGTATGGCTGAACTTGCACCGCAAGTTGCAGCACAAGATGCACTACAAGCAGCAGCGTATACACAAGCAACAGACCCAACAACAGGTCTTGGTGCATATCAACCTTTTTTAACAGAGGCACAAACAGCTGCAACAGGAGCAACTGCATTAACAGGTCCTATGACAACTGCTCAAACAACATCTTACATGTCGCCGTACCAACAACAAGTAATTGATGCAACATTAACAGAATTTGATAGACAAGCTCAGATAAGAGCTAACCAACAAGCAGCAGCAACACTTGGTATACCAGGTGCATTTGGTGGTGGCCGTGAAGGTGTACAAAGAGCAGAGTATCAATCAGCAAGTGACAGGAATCGAGCGGCTATACAATCTAATTTATTACAACAAGGTTTTCAACAAGCACAAGCTGCAAGACAACAAGATTTTGCTAACCAAATAGGTTTAGCTAATTTACAATCAGGACTAGGAGCGAGAGCTCAAGACTTTGCAAGAGCACAGATATCAGGCCTTGGCACATTAGGTGCACAACAACAAGCACAATCTCAAGCAGTTCTTGATGCACAAAGACAAGCAGCACAAATGGCAGTTGATGATCCACGAAGAAGATTAGCTATGTTAGGTCAAGGTGTAGCTGGTTTGTCGGGTCTAGGAAGTGTGCAAATAGCTCCAGCTCAAGTTGCACCACAAGCTAGTCCATTAACAACAGCTTTAGGTTTAGGTTTAGCAGGTGCTGATATTTATGGAAGGATATTTAAATAATGTCTAGAATATTAAAAAGACCTATGTTTAGAAGAGGTGGACCTACTAATACAGGTATTATGTCTGGCCTTGTTGATAGAACTAAACACGCAAAAAATCCTTTTGTTGGAAGTAATATTGATTTAGAATCTTTAAAAGGTAACACTGCAGCTTTAGAAGCGATATTAGAACAATACACACCTAAAACAAGATTACCCATTGGTGAGTTTGGTTTAAATCTAGCATCAGGTATGACACTTACAGATGCATTAAGAGATCCTTATAAAAGATTTACAAGAGCTGATGATGCAAGAGAAGCGGCTATTAGAGGTGGGGCAGCTAAACTAGCTATTGGTCAAGCGTTAAAAACACCTAAAGATAGTAGAACTGCAGCTGTAAAAAATGCTATGGCAATAGGTTTAATTCCAGGAACAAAAGCATTTAACAAATATGTACAAGCTGCAACTGTTAAAGGAGGATTTAATATTGATTTTAATCCGGATGGAACTATTAAATCAATATCAGAAGGAGGAAGTCCAACAGCTAAAGTTACAGAAAAAGCAAATGAAATAAAAAGTGCAGCTTTTGCTATGAACAACGTTGCTAGCACTATGTTAAAAAATTTAGAAGGTGCTAAAGTAGGCACAGTTGGTGGAGTTATAAATGCTTTAGATAGTGTAGGATCACAGTTAAATCAATTAGCAGAAGCCACAGGAATTAAAAATAATTTTGTAAGTGAGGGAACTGGTGCGATAGATGATTATTTAAGAAAAAATCTTGGAGAAGGAATATTTGCAGATTCAGTTCAATATGGTAAAATTAAATCTAATGCTATTAATTTAGCTTATCTAATGGCTAGAGTTGATGAACCTGGTGGAAGATTTACAGATAGAGATATAGCATTAAAAATGGAAGAAATAGGAATTGGTTCTAATCCTCAAAAAACAGCGCAAATTTTAGCGGCTGCTGTAAATTTAAGAAATCAAAACGCATCAAATAATTATAAAATATTAACAGGTGAAGAATTATCTTTTGAAGAATTTAACATTGGAAGCATTATAGAAAAACCTAAATCTAAAGATAGTAAAGATACAAATAATGATCCTTTTAACATTAGGTAAAAAATGACATTAAAGGAATTTAGAAAAAACAATCCTGAATATAACGACATTCCTGATTTAGAATTAGCTGATAAATTTTACAAAAAATTTTATTCAGATCAAGACGAAACTGAATATTACAAAAAACTTTTTCCAAGTATAGCAGCAGAAAGAGCAGAAGATGTATATACTGATTTTGTATTTCCTGATGATGAGTTTGGAGGAGTTTTTGAATATGAGTCAGCATTTAAACCTACAACATCAGAGATAGCTAAACAAGCAGGGGTATCTGTAGATAACCCAGCAACAAGTAAATCAAGATTTGGTGCTTCACTGGGATATAATCAAGAACAAAAAGCCCTTGCAATTAAAAATTCTTTATCAAAATTATACAAACAAGATATAGATGTAAGAATAGGACCTAATACAGGTGAGTTAGAATACTTTAATCCTGAAACTCAATCATATGCTTTAGTAGATGCACCTGGTTTTGATATGGGAGACTTTGCAGATTTAGGTGGTGATGCTATGGTTATACTACCTGATTTAGCCGCAACTATTATTGGGACTGTATATTCAGGAGGTAATATACCAGCAGGTATAACTGCAGGAGGATTAGCAGCAGGTATTGGTGAATACAGTAGACTTAAATTAGGTCAAAAACTTTACAACATTAATATGGATTTAACAGATGAACAGTTGTTCTATGAAGGTTTAAAAACTGCAGGAATATCTATAGGTGCAGGAACTTTAGGTGTTGGTGTAGCTAAAATAATTAAAAGTGCAAATAATATAATAAAAGGTAGAATTTTTGGTAGTGTTGATGAAGGTACTCAGATTGCAAAATCTAATAAAGCATTAGAAGCAGAAAAAGTTGCAAATGATATAAATGTACAATTAGAAGATGCAGGAATTAAATCAAAATTAAAATATACATTAGCAGAAGCTGCTGATGATAAAGATTTATTAGCGGTACAATCTTCTTTTGAAAATGTTAGAAGATTAGGTAAAACAGGAGAGTTTCAAGAATTTGGAGAAAAACAAGCGGGTGCTTTAAATGAATACTATAAATTATTACAAAAGGATTTTGGAGGAGCTACGGGTTCAAATTATGATACAGGTGTCCTAATAAAAGAAGTAGTAGAAAGAAGAAATAAAGATGCAGTTAAAAATATTATAAAAAAACAAGAAGCATCTGAAGATTTATTAACTAAAACTGTATTTAGATTACCAGACGGTAGTTCAAAAATAACAGGTGTAGAGTTCAGATCAATTATAGGTGATTTAAGTAATGCGTATAAAAGTAATGCAAAACTAGCTGCAGCAGAATTAGACAATGTAACAGGTTTTAAAACAATAAAAACAGATGAAATAGCAAAAGCTATAGCTAAACTTTCAGATAAAGAAACAAAAAATTTAATAAATGTTGCTAAAGTCGAAGGTATTTTTAAAAAAGATGTTTTTGATAACCTTGCTAATCCTGAAGGATTAATTCCGTTGGCTAATGCTAGAGAAACTATATCAACATTAGGTAAATTAATTAGAGAAAAAGAAATAGGTTTAGCAGCAGGAGAAACTGTTGATGTAGGTAGACTAAAATTTTTAAAAGAAATTTTTACAAAACAAGTTAAAAAAAATGCAGGAAAAGAATATTTAGATGAATTACAAAAATTTAACGATTTAGTTATTACTAATAAAGAACTTTTAAACAATGACATAATATCTAAATTAACAAAAATAGATGTTGGTAGAGTATTAAAAATAGCTGATGAAGATATATTTGAAACAACTTTTAAAAAAGGTCTTGGTAATGGTAAAGCAGCAAAAGAAGTTTATGATGTTATAAGTAAATCACCAGAAGCATTAAATGCATATAAAAATTCTATTTTTGATTTTTATAAAACTAAAGTTTTAGTTAATGGTAAACCTAATTTAGCTAGACACAATGCATTTATAAAAGATTATGCAAAACCATTAAGAACATTTTTTAATGAAGCTGAATATAATAAAATATCTAGAGTAGGTGGTTTACAAAAAAATATAGAACGAACAAATAAACTTTTTACACAAACAACTAATGAATTAAATAAATCTTTTGAAGGAAGATTATTAAATGCATCACCTCCAGAAATTTTTAATAAAATATATAAGCCAGGTGCCATAGGTGAAATAAAAACATTAAAAAATATTCTTGTTAAAAATCCTGAAGTATACAAAAAATTTCAAAGAGATGTTTTATCAGACTTAAATGAAAGAGTTTTTAAAAGATCTAATAAATTAAGTTTAGATAGGGTTTTAGATGCTGACGCTTTTAATAGATATTTAAACGGCGGTGGAGGAGAAAGGGGATACAAAGCAGCCTTAAGAGAATTGTTTGGAGATAAGTATGTTAAAAATTTAGAAACTTTAAACAAAGCCTTACAAATAGCTAATAGAACAGCACCCTCTGCACAACAAGGTGTTGTAGGAAGTGCATTCACAGATATAATTAGAGCAAGACTAGGTCAGTTTACATTAGCAGGTAGGTTGTTCACAGCTGGTAGAAGAATTTTTACAGCAGCATCAAACAGAGTAATAGCTAGAGCTTTATTAAATCCAGACTCATTAAAAGATCTTATTGCATTAAGAACTTTAAAAAGAGGTAGTAAACAAGCTGCAGTAATTCTTGCTAAACTTGGTGGTAGTATTTTTATATTACCAGATGAGGGAACACCAGTTCCGCCTAAAGAATCAGTCATTGAACAAGATGTTAAAACTCCAAATTTATTTAGAGAGCGAGAAAAAAGTTTTCAATTTTTTCCTAATAAACCAAAAATGGAAACATCACAATTAAATACACCGGGTATTAGTGAAGCTTTACTAGCTAGAGCATCCGCACGACCAACTGGTATTACAGCATCTGGCTTAACACCAACAGAGTTAGGATTACTGTCACCTGAAGAACAAGCTATCAGATTAAGACAAAGAGGAATGGCGTAATGGATGAAGATCAAATCTTACAATCAATTATAGCAGACCCAGATGTAGTAGACCCTACTATTGATGTATCTAAGTTAAGAAAAACCACACCCACAAGTCCAAGATTACTAGGTAATGTTTCAGGTATTGCAGGATTAAGATTTGATCCTACAAGAACGGACTACGTAAGAGATTTATATAGTGTTTATGGTGGTGGATTACCAACTATAGATGTAGCACCAGTTGTAGATACTACTACACCAACAGTAGATACTACTACACCAACAGTAGATATTGGTGGTGGCGGAGGTGACACGGATCAAGTAGCGAGTGTCGAGGGAATAACACCAACTGAAACAATTACACAACCAAGTTTTGATGATCAATTTCAAAGTATTGAAGATATTGGAACACCTATAGACGTGGGTTTTGGAGAAGGACAAGTTGATCCAAGATTAGCAGCTGGTTTAGAAGGACCAATAGTTGATACTTCTCCTGTTACACCGACTATTACAGCGCCGTCCGGTGATGTGTTTGCAGTAGATGATCCATTAGCTGAAGAAAAAATAGATTTTACTCCTGAAACGCAAGGACTAGTAGATCAAGCATTTTCTAAAGTAGGATCAACTGCTAGTGATATTATGAATGACTTGTCACAAATACCAGGAGCCATAGCAGACTTTGCAAACCAAACTGTAGATATAGCTGGTCAAAAAATTAATGTAGGTAAAACATTATTAAAAGCAGGAATAAATAAAATAGTAGGTGGACCTATAAGTTTGGTGTTTGATGCTATAGGTGCATTAGGACTTGAAGGTGGGCGTGGCGATGTATCAGATGCTCTTGCAGCAAAATATGGAAGAGATGATATTGGTAGATTAACAAGTGGTGTTATGGCTGGATATTCTGTTGGACCAAATTTTGCTCAAACTATTCAAAATAGAATAGATAATATTAAAAATAGAACTGCTCCTCAAACAGATGCAAGTAGAAAAACAATTGCTGAACTAGAACAAATAAAAGCAGAAACTATTTCAGCAGGATCGAGCGGTGTTATAACAGAACCAGGAACAGTTGTGGCTACAGGAGAAATACCAGTTACACGAGATGAAATAGATGCATTTAATGCACCACCTGCAGATATAAATATAGTTGATGAAGTTGCATTAACAGGTTTACTAGAACCAGAAATTACAGCAGATGCAGGATTTGAAGACACGGGAAGAAGCGACACAGGATCTGTATCAACAGCTGGACAAGCTGGACCCCCAAGTCAACGAGGTGGCGGAGCTGACATAGGAAGTGCCGTAGCCATAGGAAGTGCCGCAGCAGCTGCAGCTCAAGATGCAGCTAGAGGCAGTTATGGAGGACCACCAAGTCAAAGCGGAGGCGGTGGGTCATCTGGTGGTGGAGGAAAAATAGTTTGTACTATGATGAACAATTCTTATGGCTTTGGATCATTTAGAAATAAAATATGGTTAAAACATTCAAAAGATTTAGCACCAGAATATCAAATAGGATACCATAAAATATTCTTACCATTAGTAAGATTATCTAAAACAAATAAACTATTAAAAAAAACATTAGAACACATTGCAGTTCATAGAACTATTGATATTAGACAAGAAGCGAGAGGCAAGGTGCATTTACTAGGTAGAGTGTATAGAAAAATTCTTGAACCAATTTGTTATTGGGTAGGTAAATATGCCAAGAGATAACGCAATACAAAGAATAGATTCACATGAAAAGCTTTGCAGAATAATGCAAAAGCAGACTTATGATAGAATGAACCAACTACAAGCTCATATCACTAGAATAGAACGAATACTTTTAGTTTCTATGGGTGCAGTAATGACCGGTATGGGTGGCGTTATTGTGGTGTTGATACAGAAGCTTTAAATCCAATCTTTTAATTCTTCACCCATAACTTGACTAGCTATGTTAATTTTTTTACGAAGAGCTTTTACAATTCTTTCATCAACAGTATCTTCAGCAATAATATCTACATAAGTCATAGGTTTAGTTTGGCCAATCCTATCTATTCTAGCCTCTGACTGTTGTCTTTTCTCTAAATCATAACCATTAGAATAATAAATCATAGTTGATGCAGCAGTTAATGTAATACCATAACCACCAGTTTGTGGTGTACCAACTAAAAATCTAACAGGACTATTTGGATCTTGTATTTCTTTAATTGCTTTTTGTCTGTCTTCAACAGATGTATCTCCGTAATAAGTCATTACACAGTTATTCACATCTGTATTAAATTCTTTTTTAATGTGTTCTACGATTGTTTCTATGTCGTGCCTATAATGTGCCCAAATTACAACTTTACCGTGTACTTCATGCAACAGGTCTATCAATTCATCTATACGATTATTTTTTAAAACTTGTGTAGTGCCATCATCAGATGTAAAATGTCCGCACGTTATTTGATGCAAACGCATAAGTTGTGTCATAACTGTTGCAGTTGTAGCAGCTTTACCATTTAAAAATGCTAGAGCTGTTTGTTTCATTTGTGAATAAACTTTTTTTTGTTCATCGCTTAATTGTACAATACGTTTCATAAAGGTTTTCTTAGGTAAATCTAAACAATCATCTTTTAATACACGATCAGAAAATGGTTTTAGTTTTTCTGATAACTCACCTAATCGTTGATAACCAACTACAATTTTTACATCTCTACCACCAAAATTAGCAGTTCTCATTATGGCATATCTATTTTTAAACGTATAAAAAGAAATATGATCTAGTAACCAAGGACTTAAAAAATAACATTGTGTATATAAATCTAAAGGTGATTTAGTGACAGGAGAGCCTGTAAGTATTCTTCTATATTTAGCATGTTTTGATAAACCTAAAATATTCTTAGTTCGTTTAGCACTAGGGTTTTTAATAGTGGTAGACTCATCAATTGCAACTAAAGCATTGTGACTATTTAAAAATTTAATAGCAAAATCAACACCTTTTTTAGTAGAAAAAGCTTCTACATTCATAATTAAAATGTGTAAATCTTCTCCTGTTTTAAACAAAGTATTTAATTTTTTTTGTTGAGTTTTATTAATCATGGCTTTCCAAAGCACCATTGTTTTATTAATATGATCAACAAGGTGTTTGGGTATCTCTGAGTTGTACCAATTTTGATACACACCTTTTGGTGCCACAATTAGGACACCATTGATTTTGCCTTTATCATAAAGCATAGATATGTTGTCTATTAATACCTTAGATTTACCTGTACCCATTTCCATAAAATAGGCATATACTTCTTTTTCCCACGATTTTTCTAACGCCTTTAATTGATGCGCGTATGGCTCAGTTTTAAATTTATAATTCATAATTACTTCTTTCTATTTGACAAAATATCAAATATACACTAAAAGTCAAGCATGAAAGAAAATAGCGAATCAATTGTTTATTTACTTCAAGAAGTGCCAGGTACTAAAATAGGTCGTCCTAAATATAATATTATTGGGGCACAAAAATTTGGTACAATAAAAGTTCTTCTTAAAGAAGATACACAAATTGTAAGAAGTCCAGGTCCTATAACTTATCAATTAAGAAGATTGTTAAAAGATTTTTCTGATAAAGATTTTTTACTTTTATCCGGAGATCCTAAAGTTATTGGTTTGGCTATCGCTGTTGCGTGTGATATTAATAATGGAAAGTACACAACGTTAACTTGGGATAGGCAAGAAAAAATGTATTACCCAACCGAGTTTAACATACATGAAAGAGGTGAAATCGATGAGTCAAATAGACTATGAACAAGATAGAGTACAATCTGTAACACAAGCGGATGCTGCAAAATCATTATCCGATAAGGTTATAGAACTTAAAAATTTAGAAGACGAAATTTCTAATGCAGAAAAAAGTGTTTCTAAATTAAAAGAACAAGCAAAACAATTATCGCAGTTTGAAATACCAGCGATGATGGAAGAAATGCATATTACAAAATTAAAGCTGAAAGATGGTGAGTCCGTAGAAATAAAAAAAATATACGGTGCATCAATACCTCAAGAACATCAAGGGGCAGCTTTTCAATGGCTTCGAGACAACGACTTAGGTGATATTATTAAAAATGATATTACCGTTACCTTTGGTCGAGGCGAAGACAACAAGGCTGCAGAATATGCTAGCCTTGCACAAGGTCAGGGGTATGAGCCCGTCCAGAAAATTGGCGTTCATCCTCAGACACTTAAAGCAGTGGTCAGGGAGCGTCTTGAATCTGGACGTGAGATGCCTCCTGACTTATTTAAAACTTACGCAGGTAACAGTACAAAAATAACAAGGAGATAGAAATGAGTGACGAGAAACAAGTAGCAATAAAGAAACAAGCAGGGCTACCATCATCTATATTATTTGAAGATGATGCTGCTCATGGTTTTGAGAATGTAAAGACAACTAGTTTGGCTTTGCCTATTTTGAAACTATTACAAAATGGCTCAGGTGAAGCTCAAAGACGTAATCAAAATTATGTTGATGGGGCTGAACCTGGAATGCTTTTAAATACAGTTACAAAAAAATTGTATGATGGAGCAAAAGGGATATCGGTTATACCTTGCCATTATAAGTTAGAATATCAAGAGTGGGCTGACTTTGGAACGGGTTCTGGTAGACCAGAAAACATTTTTCCAGATGGCTCAGATATTTTGGCTCAAACAACCAAAGATGGTTCAGGTAAAGATAGATTAGAAAATGGTAATTATATCTTAACTGTTGGACAGCATTTTGTGTTGCTTGTTGGAGATGACGGAACTGAACAGGCTTTAGTTTCAATGAGTTCATCTCAAGGTAAGGTGAGTAGGAAATGGAACTCAATGATGATGTCCATTTCATTTGATGGGAAAAACGGTCCATACACACCGCCATCATTTAGCCACTCTTATAAACTAACAACAGTGTTAAATTCTGGCAAAGGTAATCAATGGTATGGTTATAATGTTGTTAAAGAAGGTCCTGTAAAGGATGAGTCTTTATATGAACGTGCTAAGAAATTTTACACTAGTTTAGCTAGCAAATAGTGTGAATAGTAGGCGGTCGATGGAGACGTAGACCGCCTACGCTTATCGAGTGGAAATGATAGAATTAGATAAATTTATAAAAATATTCGAAGGCTTAGATAGTGCCTACGGTCAAACTGTCAAAACAGATCAATTTAGCGAAAAAGGTAAGCATAAAACTAAATCATTTACAATATCAAATCCTGTAACAAAAAAATTATGGAGAGAACATTTAGAAGGTAAAGATCCAGCTTTAGGTATTGTTCCTATTACTAAAGAAAATAAATGTAAATGGGGATGTATTGATATTGACACCTATCCATTTGATCACAAAAAATTTATACAAAAATTAAAACAAAAAAATATACCTATGATTGTGTGCCGATCTAAATCAGGTGGTGCACATGCATTTTTATTTACTAAAGACTTTGTACCTGCGACTGTGATGAGAGTAAAACTAAAACTAATTGCATCTGCAATGGGTTTTGCTAGTGCAGAAATATTTCCAAAACAAGATTATATAAGAGTTGATAGAGGGGATACAGGTAGTTTTTTAAATCTTCCTTATCATGCAAATGAAAGAACAGTTAGATATGCCTATAGTTTAGATGGGGGTGTTTTAAAATTAGAAGAATTTTTTAATTTACATGAAAAAGTATCTTTAACTTTAGAACAATTAAATGAATTAAAAATAGAAAGTGAGAAAGAAAAAATAGATTTATTTAAAGGTATGCCTCCTTGCTTAGTTACATTATTAAGTGATGGTGTACCTGATGGTCAAAGAAACAACTGTATGTATAATGTTGGCGTGTATCTTAAAAAAAGATATCCTGACAAAGAAGAATGGCAAAGTCATATGTTTACATACAATAAACAATTTATGACTCCACCTTTAGATGCAACAGAAATAAATACTTTAATAGGTTCTTTAGATAGTAAGGAATATAACTATAAATGTAAGGATGAACCTATACATAGTTTTTGTGATGCTAAGAAATGTGCACTAAAAGAATTTGGTGTGGGGGATAATGCACCAGCACCAGAAATAAGTGAGATAAGAAAATATGACTCTGATCCGCCAATATACTTTGCATCAATAGATGGAGAAAGTGTTGAGGTTGATGATGCAACATTACACGATCCTGAAAAATTTTCATTAGCTTGTATGAATCAAATAGGTAAACCAATGATGCCTGTGCCAAAACATATGTGGCGTAGATTATTAATAAAATTATTTGCAAATTTAGAAACAATACCTGCACCAGAATCATCTAAGCTAGATGTTCAGTTAAAAGAAATACTAGCAGATTATATAAATAAAACTCCAGGTAAAGAATTAAAAGATGTTATGAGAGGTATTGCATTTACAGATACTGATGGTTTTACATATTTTAAATTTAAAGATTTTTGGAAGTTTTTATTAAAAACAAAATCTTGGGCTGAAAAAACTTATCCTAAACAAAAAACAATGAGATTGCTACAATCTTTATTTGAAGCAGAGGAAACATCTCCTAAAGTAGGTGTTAAGACTGTTAGATTATTAAAGGTGCCAACAATTAAATTAGAAAGACCAAACCCTAGAACAACAAAAGTAGAGAAATCACCGTGGCTATAGTTAAAAAAATAATGGGTCCGCCAGGTACTGGTAAAACATATAGATTAGTTAATTATTATTTAAAAAAAGAATTAAACGATTATGCTATTGACCCTGAAAAAATAGTATACATTACATTTAGTAGAGCTGCAGCAGAAGAAGCGTCAGAAAGAATTGCAGAATTATTTCCTAATAGTAAACTAAAATATATATCTACAATGCATGCTATGGGTATGAGAGAGTCAAACATAGATGCAAACACTCAATTATTAACAGGTAAAAAATGGAATCGTTTTAAACAAGAGTATCCTGAGTGGTTAAATATATCTTTTGAGACTACTGTTGATGCAGCAGGTAATCCTAAATATCAAAACACACATTTACAAATAATACAATACTCAAGATCTAAATTAATTTCTATAGAGGATGCTGCTGTTGAATTACAAAAACATCATGAAATAGATGTAGACTCTACAATACAATTACAAACAGATTTAAAATCATTCAAGGACGGAACTAATATGGTTGAGTTCTATGACATGATTAACAAGTTTGTCGAGGAAGATCGGTGTCCTCCACTCGATGCCGTCTTCCTCGATGAAGCCCAAGACTTAAGTCCTCATCAATGGAAATGTTTTGATTATATAAAATCAAAATGTAAACGAGCGTATATGGCTGGCGATGATGATCAAACTATTTATGGGTTTCAAGGTGCAGATCCTGATTATTTTATGAAACAAGAAGGAGAACGAGATGATCAAGAAATATCTCGTCGTGTACCTAAAGCAATACATAAGGAGGCTATTAAAATATTAAATCAACTTACAAGTAGAATAGATAAAAAATGGATACCAAGAGATGCAGAGGGAGCAGTTTATCCCAATCATACACTAGATGAAATAGATTTTTCTAAAGGTTATTGGATGATATTAGCTAGAACAAACAAATTATTACTTAATATTTCAGAACACTTTTATTTTTTAGGTGTGCGATTTACAGGTAGGTCAAATAAATACTTACCTAATTCTATATTAGAAGCATATCAAGTTTGGACAAGATTAAATCAAGGAGCATTTGTTTCTCCTGAAGAAGCTGAAAGACTTTATAATTATTTATTAGTAAAAAAAGGACACGTACGTAGAGGTTATTCAGATGGTAAAACTATACAACGTGAAACAAGTGTTGATTTAGAAAAATTAAAAAGTGAACATGGTTTACTAATAGATGGTGATTGGAAACAATTACATTTTCCAGAAGATACGAAAGAATATATGCAAACATTACTAGAGAGAGGAGATACATTAATGGAAAAATCAAAAATACAATTATTAACTTTACATGGGTCAAAAGGTAAAGAGTGCGATAACGTATGTTTATTTACGGACTATGGTGTTGAGGGTCAAGATGAATTTATTTATCGTAGTGCGTATGAAAATCAAGATGCAGAACATAGATTATTTTATGTAGGCACAACAAGGGCAAAAGAAAATTTATATATAATACAACCAACATCAGATTATTATTACACAATAGGAGGACCAATAGTATGACAAACAAAGATATGTTCAAAGGACTAACTTACGAATCATTAGACAAACAGATAGGAGGGAAACATTATCGGAACATGAAAATTCAACCAGCAGAGTTTATAAATGAAAACAAGTTGCTTTTTGCCGAAGGAAACGCTATAAAATATATTTGTAGACATCAAAATAAAGGTAAAGCAGACGATATAAAAAAGGCAATACACTATTTAGAGATGATATTAGAAAGAGACTACGATTAATGTTTGAAGCACAGACTGAATGGATAAGTCCAGAATCGTTTCCAGATTTAAAAAATTATAAATACATAGCAATTGATCTAGAAACAAGAGACCCAGGTTTAAAATCTAAAGGTTCTGGTGCTTTAATTAATGAAGGTGAGATTGTAGGAATAGCTGTAGCAGTTGAAGGCTGGTCTGGTTATTATTCTTTTGGGCATAAAGAGGGAAATTTTTTTGATGAATCTGCGGTTATGAATTGGATAAAAGATGTATGTGCCTTACCTTGTGTTAAATTATTTCACAATGCAATGTATGATGTATGTTGGTTAAGAGCATATGGAGTTCAAATAAATGGCCATATTGTTGATACAATGGTTATGGCATCCTTGGTTGATGAAAATAGATTATGGTATTCACTTAATAGTTTATCTATAGATTATCTTGGACAAATTAAAGATGAAACAGCATTGAGAGCTGCTGCTGATAAAGCTGGCATAGATGCAAAATCTGAAATGTGGAGATTACCTGCAATGTATGTTGGATCATATGCTGAAAAAGATGCAGAATTAACATTAGAATTATTTAAAAAATTATCTCTTGAGATTAAATCACAAGATCTTACAAAAGTTTTTGATTTAGAAACTCAACTGTTTCCATGTTTGATTGATATGAAATTTAAGGGCGTTCGAGTAGACGTAGAAAGGGCGCACTTATTAAAGTCCAAATTATCAGAAGAAGAAAAACAGTTGTTGTTAAAAGTAAAAAAAGAAACAGGAGAAGATGTCCAAATATGGGCAGCAAGATCGATTGCCAAAGTTTTTGACAAACTCTCCCTGCCTTATAACAGAACTGCAAAAACACAAGCACCTTCCTTTACTAAAAATTTCTTACAAGTGCATAAGCACCCGTTGGTACAATGTATAGCAAAAGCTAGAGAAATAAACAAGGCTCATACTACGTTCATTGATACAATTATTAAGTACCAATACAAAGGTAGAATACATGCAGATATAAATCCTATCAGAGGTGATAGTGGGGGCACAGTAACTGGTAGATTTTCATATTCAAATCCTAACCTCCAACAAATTCCAGCTAGAAACAAGCAGCTAGGGCCAATGATACGATCATTATTTATACCAGAAAACAATCACAAGTGGGGTTGTTTTGATTATTCACAACAAGAACCACGTTTAGTTGTGCATTATGCAGCTACAAAATTTAAAGGTGATGAAGAAGTTACAGAAATAGTAGAACGGTTTCAAAATAATGCTGTGGACTTTCACCAAATCGTTGCTGATATGGCTAACATATCTAGAACACAAGCTAAAACAATCAACCTTGGATTGTTTTATGGCATGGGTAAAGCAAAATTACAAGCAGAATTAGGTTTATCTACTAAAGATGAAGCAACAAAACTATTTAATAAATATCATGACAGTGTACCATTTGTAAAAGATTTAATGGATGCAATATCAAGAGATGGTTCTGCGTTTGGTTATATTAAAACATTTGGTGGTAGAAAATGTAGGTTTAATAAATGGGAAATAGCAGAATGGAACAATGGTAATTTTAAACCACCCATGAGTAAAGCAGATGCAGAAGCAGCATATTTTGAAAAGTATCCTAAAGCCACAAAGCCAAACATAAGAAGAGCATTTACCTATAAAGCATTAAATAAATTGATACAAGGATCTGC